CAAATCAATTTTCAAGCACATTATATACTGTTCTAGCAATACCCTATTCTAATGCAGTAGATTCTGTATGCACAATATCTGACCGGACCAATACCACTTTCAAAATGAATGTTAGACATGCGATAACAGGTAATGCTTATTATTTATGGTTAGCGTTTTTATAAATCCAGATTAAATGAAATAAACATAATTAATGTACCTGTTTGTTCCGGTATTTGCATATTTATATTGAATAGTATAAGTTGAACCATTTACATCACTTATTTGTGCATTCCCAGGGTTACCGCCAGTTACGAAGCAAATAATCTTGGATGTGTTGGGTTTGTCTGGAATGTTTACATTAACACTTCCTATTGTGTTTGCGGTTACTGATGGAACGACAACATAACCTGATTTGACTTTGTTATTTATATTGTTATTTAACGTACTTAATTCGGAGTAAATACTAGATAGGGTAACGGTATCCATGCCGGACCTTGCAATACTATTCTGAGCTTGATAACTACGCGTAACATCATTACCAATAGTTATTTTAGATTCACCAATTAATCGAGGATTTTTCTCAGTATCTGTTACTTTTGATTCTACAAGTCCGGAACGGTGAGGCAACCGAACATAAACTGTATCCCCAACACAGTAACTAGATTCTATGCCTTGTAATCGTCTAAGGTCTTTTACTTCTGCAGTTATATTCAAAACAGGGTCTTGTTTATCCATTAGGGCAAGTGCACAGAGATTATAAATCACATACTTATTTGTTTCACTTGTTTCAATATTCCCTGTTTTATTTAAAACAGAGGATGAAGCTTCTTTTTTTCTTATATGTGTATAATTAGATTTAGTGTAATCTGTACTGTACACTTTATAACTGCCAGCATCCTTTTTAAACGGAGCATTCCAATAAGCAGTCACTACCTCTGTTCCATCCTCTTTTTTTTCAATAATCATAGGGATATTATCCCCAATATTCACAGATAATGATTTAAAATTAGATAATATTTCAGCTGCAGTTACAGTATCCGTGGTCACTGCATTATCACTACACTTAATAATAGGTGCAATAGCAGTGTAAGTATCCTCTTCATTAATTTCGAGTTCTATTTTATCAGTGTTTTCCCCTATCTCAATCGGCACATCATGAGTAACTCCAAGTGATTGTTTAAAATCAAGATATCGGTGTATGACATTACTACCGGTGTCTTTTTCGTATCTTGTTATGAAATAGTTTCCAGTATCCTTTTCAATCTGCCGGAGCAATGCCATGGGGTTAATTGTACCTGTGAAACTAGTAGTATTCGATTTATTTCCAGTTTCAATTGTTTCAATATTAAATAGATCACCAAACCACGTGTTTAACTGAGTTGAATTAATGGTGATTGGATCTGCATCACTATTCTCAATAGGTTCCAGGTTATTTAGTTCTACTAATACTTCCTCAGCAGTTATAATGATGTCATCTTGATCTACTGTTTTCTCAGCATTAATCACATATAGACATGATTTCAGGTCTTCAGTTTCACTGATCCAGATTTTATTTCCATGTTCGAGCCAGGAATCATAATCGTTTTTGGTGTCATCATTAACTGGATGGGTTAGTTTAATGTTTTGTAACCCTGAATCATCATTGTACTCCGTTATATCAATTAAACTTGGATTTAACCACCCTATTATGGTTTCATCATTATTTAGTACAAGAATATCAATGTCCATGAGTTAAAACCTCTCTTTGAAACTTATTGATTGAATAGTTGCACCTGTGGTATTTGAAAAATTATATTGATTATTCAGTACTAACCTGTCCGAGTTCATATCAATATATTCCGTATAATCATTCCCGTCTGTATCTATGATTTTTTTTGTTTTTGCATCATAAATTAGGGCTGTGCCCCTTGTGAATTCATAATGTATCGTCATGCTCTGATTTTCAATTGATTCAGTTATAACAATCTCTGAACCGGTAGTTAACAATTTTATCACAGGGAATACTCGAGTTAAACCATTATTAGTTCCAACCATACCTGTTATTTTAGTATCAACAGATTCTGCTACTCCATCAGGTATTATGAGTTCCGCTTCACATTCAAAATCTTCAAAGTTACGGTCTGCCGTAATCGGTTTTTCAAGAATATAATTATATTGTTTATATGCTTCTAAATCAAATATAATCCCTTTAGAAATTGGTTTATTATATCTATCCCTTTCATTACTTATCCATTGGATTATTCTATCCATTAAACTATCTGATTCAGTTAAAGCTTCTGATATTACATTGAATTTAAGTTTAATTGTTTTTTCTTTAATATTACTCCTTGTAGGATATTTTCCATCAGCACCTGTCACATCAGAATAATTCACATCATTGTTTGCTCCACGAGGTATGCCATCCTCATCTAACATAATACCAAATAACTTTGAATGTGTACCTTCAATCGTAAAACCCGGGACTCCACCCGTTTGATCTATAGTATAAAAAATAGTGAGTTCTAGATTATTCAGTAATACGCTCAATGAGTCTGTAGTCATGTTTTGTAATTGCAGATAAAATCTTAGATCTGCAATATTGATCTGATTTAGATTTAATCCCCAATTATCGTAAGCGCTCCCTATACTGATTTGTGTAGTATCTGAATCTAAAACACATGATTGTGGACTAGATTCCTGAAGAAGCTCGTCTTTTAATGAATATATCCCTGCTGTGATTATAGTATCTCCACTGAGAATACAGTCCCCTGTTATCTTGAAGCCAGTTACTAAAATTGTTTCATCTGTTTCTAATCCTGCTGTGTTAATATCCTCAAATACATACGATCCACTTTTTTGTAACGATTCTAGATTTAATTCAGCAAAATCATTATTTGAAAGTAGAAGGTTTTTATCATTGAATAATTCCGTTGGATCTTCAAAACCTTCAAAGTATTCAATAGGTACAATTGTGGGTTCTTGACTGAATTCAACTCCAATGTCTGTTTCGAAATAGCCAACATAACCTGCATAGAATTTGAAACTATGACTTATCCCTTCATGATATGTGAATCGTGCTGTTAATAATTCAGTGACTCCTATGTTGCTTATCTGAGTTGAAAGGGTTTCATCAGTACCTTGTATTATAGAAAACCGATTATTGAGTGGTCCAGAGAAATAGGCATGGTTTTGAGAATCAACTATAACTGCATAAAAAGCAACAATATACTCCCTACCATCTTCCAATTCAGATAATATCTCCTCAGAAAAGGGTACAACTACATTATAAGTCGTTGTTAAAGTAGAAGATATTACATTAACCATATTGGTGATTGTGGCACTGGTTCCTTGCGTAATTGTTTGACTAATTTCCCCAACAGTCTCCGCAACAGCATTTATAGTTAATATGGCCTCCTGATTACTGAATACTGCATTCCAAACACCAGTACCAGGATCATATGTTCCATCCCCACTACTACTAATATAACTCAAACCATTAGTAAAGGGTATATTAACATCCGCATTGGTTATGGCACTACTATTAACCTCTATTTTCACAGTATATGTGAATGTTGCTGCTTGAACTACTGAGGATGGAAGTGTGCTGCTTAAATCATATGTTGGATTATTCACCGCAACAGTTCGACTAATATTAACTCCTGTGCTGGCCTCAGTAGCTGTTAATGTTTGTGAACCCATTGCTACAGTGTTAAATGTAATACTAAGTTTAGCTGTACTGTTTGTTAGTTTAGCATTCCAAACTCCATTACTATACGTTCCGGGACCACTATGGGTGGCATAAACTAGGCCAGATGGAATTTTAAGGTTAACTGTTGCATTACCATTCGCATTAATATTATTTGTATTATTAACTGTTATATCAAATGTTACAGGTTCACTAAGTACTTTTGAGGCAGGAGTACTCATAGCAACACTATAAGTTGGTAGAGTGTAATTAACTGTGACTAAGATATAATCTAATGCCAAATCCCCAGGATTTCCACTCGTATTTTTTGGATAATTAATTCCTACACCAAAATTACCACTATTCACCATTGCAGGTGTTGGTTGCCAAGTACTAGACCTAGTCCATGTTTTGGAATATGCTGTCCTGCTTGTAGGTGGAGCGTTACCAAGTTGTGAACCTGCTCCCACATTGTACAGACTCAGTGTAGGAGCTGCTATACTCATATGAGCAGATGCACTACTATGACTAATCTTAAAATGTTCATAAGTGACTACGATTGAATCAATACGAGCAGTACTGGGAATATTAAACCCAAAACCTGTTACTTTAAGTGGGCCTGGTCGATTATAAGAACCACTGGCACTGCCTATATCGTCACATCGAGCGTCACTGTTATCATTTGCTTCTAACCTATAAAGAGAACCCCAATTTTTATATGGTACTCCTGAAGCAGTTTGGACCTGAGTTGTTGAGTATTTTGATACTGAAACCATAGTCATCACGCAGTGTAATTAATTAAGAATGTTTTAATAGTTTTATCATCAACAGTGAGTGTCCTGTCTTTAGTCACATTTGCATTATTCTTTGTAATAGTTGAATCATTGATGAGGTCACCTTTGAATAAGTTTCCTTTAACTGTTGCTTTACCAGGATTTATTTTAAATTCACTCATGCTATTGCTCCTCCACGATTAATTCGATTATCCCTTATTTTAAGGTTTTTAACCAAAGCATTAAGGAAATTACGATTGTTTAATAATTTTTTAAAGAAATTTTCATCATCTGCTGCGTTATTTATAAGTTCAGCAATTAATGATTCATCTAAACCAGAAGGTACATTCTTTAAATCATGGACAATCGTGAATTCACCACTTATAACCACAGAATCCTTATTTTCACTGTTTTCATTTCGAGTATACCCAACAGGTCCAGGACCGGCAAAACTAACACCGGGTGAGCCTCTCCATACCCCACGATTCTGGCGTTGAGTAGTATCAAATATCTTACCCCCAACTATTGCTGCCATGTGCCCAATATTTCCCCAACGGCCATGAATCATATGGGCTGGTATTCCCATAGCATTTGCAAGTCCCACCATGATCTCGGCTCCATCCCAACAATTGAACCGACCACGTTGTAAGGCTTCAAGGTTTCCATAGCGTCCATTGTAATAGAAGTCGTAGCTGGTTGGTGCAATTAGTTTTTCTGCCACAGCCTCGAATAATCTCATGTTTCCCAAGAGAGGGTTTGTGGTGTTGCTGAAATCCCCAACTTTCAAGCCACTAAGGTCTGGCATGGTAACATTGTAGTTGTAGAGTTCATCACGTATTTTATTGTTATTAGGTGTGCTGGAGCTCCATCCTCCAGCATAACAGTTAGTACATGGTGATTCATTAATCAGGAAACTGTCAAGCAACTCTTTAGAGGATCTTGCAGGACCTGCAAAATTAGTTGAAAACATAACCCTTCTATGTGTAGGTCCAGGTCCTGCAAACCATTTGGTGGGATGGGTTAAACGGTCATAAAATGTCCTGATATTGACACTTAAATTACTGATTTTTCCGGAGCTTTGGGATCTGATTTTTTCAGCACTGTTCACGATACCATTTTTCATAGTATCCCATGCAGAAATCATCTGCCCAGTTACTTGTTTGGTACTGTTCTTTATGCTGTTTAACTGACTATCCGTGTTTCCTTTGATTTTGAGCCATGCGGATTTATCATTATTCACCATACTGGTTAAACTACTGGTTACGGTGGTTCCCATGGAATTATAAGCAGTTGTTACTCCATTCTTTGTCATGTTAGCTGCATCAATTGCTTTTGTGGTCTGTTCTGTTAAAACCTGAGTGTTCCCCATGTTTTCAGATACATCTGGAATTTTAGCTGTTAAATTAGCTTTTACATCTAAAGATGGAGAACCAAAACCAGATTGAATAGCATCACCCAGCGTATTAGCCTTATCACCCAATATACTTTTATTTTCATCTAAAACCGTATCAAGTCGGTTTAATTCTCCAACCATTGCCCAGTACATATGTCCAGGTGATGCAATCCCCAACCCTTTTTTAAGCCCATCTACGATAGTAGCTCCTAAATTACATGCATAACTGTATAGAGTGCCTCCAATGTTCGTGATTGCACTTATTATTCTTCGCAACTCAGCAGCCACCACCCCTGGGGCATTTGCAACTGTGCTTCTTATTCCACTTACGATTCTTGAACCTGCATTTCTTGCATAGCTTGCAGCGGAACTTCCAAAACGGGTTATTCGAGATAATGCAGACAGAAGATAAGCCCATATCCTAGCCGGGAGCGTTGATATAAATGTTATAACGCCTGTTATGAACTTTGAACCTGTCTGTACGGCATAGGCGTACATTTGACGTTCCCAAGTACCAATAGAAGTTATGACATACCATAAGAAAGTCCATATCCTACCAGGTAATGTTACAAAGAAGGAGATTACAGTGTTTACAAATCCAATAGCCGCATTTCTAGCGTAAATTTGCATGTTGTACTGCCAAAGCAGAACTTTTCCAATCACAAAACCAAGCCAAAATGCAATTGTTGTTGGTAAAGTACAAATCCATTGTATCACTGCATTTACAAAGCCCACAGCTGCATTGATACCATTTTGTATCATCTGGGAGGTCCATGCTCCTATTCCAGTCATTATTCCTAATAAAACATTTAAGATAAATACCTGAACTGCTCCCCAAATCTGTTGCATAGCTTCGCCAAATGTGATATTTCCTTCTATTAAGTCCGCAATCGTATTAATAACAATCGTTATTGATGCAACCAACCCATTAAGGATAACACTTAATGTCACAAAAACAGCAGATAAAAAGCCACCAATGAAACTTGCAACCTTCACGACAATGTTGTAAAGGAATTGGAATACGGGTGTTAGTGCTGTGCCAATTATTGTTGCTAGAGTGACAATTATATTCCATAAAGCTTTTGCAGCATTACCAATCTTGTTGAATGTGCTGTTTGCTTTTGTTGCTTGTCCTCCTGCAAAGGCCATGAATACTTTACTTAATGCACTCCAAAGATGACCTAATGCTTGTATTAAAGGATTAAACAGGTTTGTTAAATGGGTCCAAGCTGCAATGAATGTTCCCATAATGAAAGCACCGACAGTCGAAAGAACACCACTAATTGCATTCCATGCAACCATCAAGCCACCAGCAATGTAACCCCCAAGGATTTTTAAACCATTCCAAAGAGCATTAATTGCGTTGCGGACTGTTTCATTTCTCTGATACAAAATATAGAGTATTGCAACAAGAGCAACAACAGCAATGACCACCCATGTAATAGGGTTAGCAAGTAAGGCTGTGTTTAAACCTAATTGGGCTAATGTCACTTCACCCGTTGCTAAAGCAACCGCATTCTGACTAATAGTGTATACATCTGAAGCCGCAGCTGAAACTAATTTATATGCTGTTGCGGCTTTATCTTGGGCTGTTCCGATTGCTGTGGCTGCACTGCTTCGCATTGTTGCAAGTGTTGTTGCATTCTCGGCCCCTTCAACAAGACCAAGGAATATTAAGAATGTTTTGAAACTACCAATTATTGAAGCCATCACAGGTAACAATAAAGCAAATCCTGAAATCAAAGCAGCCCCAACAATCATCAACTTAAAAACAGCAGGATTAGTTGCTTTAAGAGCTACCATGAAACTTAAAAGTGCTTTAATCGCAGGAAGAAATGCTTCACCTATCTGCCGACCAGCTGTACTAAATCCTTTCTTAACAAGCTGGATCTGCCCAGTGGTGGATTGTAACATTCCATCCATTGATCCTCCCTTGGCAAGAACTTTCTCTAGTGCAGCGTTGTATCCTTCAACATCTGTTGCGGCTCCACTCCATCCTGCATCTGTGAGGCTTTGTTTTGTTATACCGAAATTGGCTTTCAGCATGTCAAATTCGCCGTTCAATCCTCTGAATGATGCAACCATAAGGTCTTGAGCTTCACCGGTACTCTTGCCCATCAGTAATGCTCTTTGGCCAATATCGTTAACAGTTGGAGATATAAGTTTTAACTGGTCATTGGTCATCCCTGTGCTCATTTTAATCTTTGACATAGCATTTCCCAGGTCGTTGAGGCTGACAAGGGAATTGTTTGTCATCTGATCCAAGTAACTGACAAAGCTTTTTGCAGCTGCACCGGATCCCATCGTGGCACTCATGAGTGTGGTCATTTGTTCACGGACCATACCCAAGCCAATGGTGGCATCATAGATGCTTCCCATTCCCAGGGCACCGAAGGCACTTGTGATTGCTGTTCCAAGTTCCCCCATGCTGTTGGTTAGGTTTTCAACTTTGGTTTTAGCAGTGTCAAGTCCTTTTCCAAGGGCTGTGCTTATCTTTGACCCAACGGATGATGCTTTGATACTTAGTGAGTCAAAACCCGCTATCAGTTTACTACCGACGGTTGTGCTTTCAATCTTTTGTTTTAGAGTGTCCACACCTGTTTTGACTCGAGTAATAGCGGAGTTGGCCTTGTCTATCCCTGTTGATAGTAGGTTTCCGGCTTTTGTACCACTTATTCCGAGTCTGTCGGTGATTTGTTGTCCTTTGCTTAGTCCTGTGAGGTATGCTTGTTGTTTTGCTGTGAGTTGTGCGTATGCACTTATTCCATTTGTGCCTGTTTTTTTGAGGGATTCTGTGAATTTGTCACCGGATTGGCTTGCTTTGTCAAGTGCTTTTGATGCCTTGTCTCCCATACCTTTGAGGTTGCTTTCTACTTTTTTTGCAACGTCTGAGGATTTGTCTATTGCTTTGATGATGATTTCCATGAGTGCAGACATTTATTATACCTCCATGAAATTTAAAAATATAAAAAAAAGAATTAGTATGTTATTCAGTTTTATTCATCTCATTATGTAGGTCCATTCGGCCCTTTGAGATGAAATAGGCTTGAATAGGGGTTAACTCATTTTGGTGTAATGTTAAATGGTACCCACAGTAATCAAGCCAGATTATTTCATCAGCTTCATCAGTCTTCAGGAAAGGAATCCAATTCTTTTTTCAGATCCTCATCTTCTATGTCAACACCTGAGAGTTTTTGAACAGCTGTGAATATTTCATCAAAAGCATCTGATTTAAGTTGTTGTATTTCTTCTTTTGTCCATTCGCTAGCTTCTTGGTGATTGTTGTTCATTGAAAAGTATAGTGCTTGTGTTTTTCCTTCAAATTCTGCTTTTGTCTGTTTTTCAAGGTCAATTATGCCCTTTGTGTTCATCTTTGATTTGCCTTTTGCCTGTCTTTTACCCTTCTGTGCTGCTCTGATTGCTTCCTCATTAGCTTCAAATTTACCATAGGCTTTAGCTTCGATCTTCTCAATTTTATGCCATTCATTCTTAGAAAGTGGGCGAAGTGGAATTTCTCCACTTAAAGCTTCTATTTCTACCAGTTCAGGGTCATTTACTCCACGTAGTATGTCTTCTTTACTTAAAACCATGTTATCTCCTCATTTATTCAGTCTTTTACTGTTATTACAAATGTTTCAGGTGTTTCATTCACAGACACAATTAAAGGTGTTATATTTAACACCGCATTTTCAGAACTCTTGACTTCAACATTATAACTTCCGAGTGGTACTGTTGCAATAGAACAAGCTCCAGATGCACTTGTTGCTGAGCTAGTTAGTTCTGCATCTGTGATTCTGTTAGTAATTGTGACTGTTGCCCCTGCAAGTGGAACTGGTGTTGTATCATCACTCTGTACTGTGAAGTTTACCGTAGCAGTTCCTGGCACTCCGGGTTGGATTTTAGGCTGGTTATTCTGAAGTTTTACATACATATCTGTGACAACTTCTGTAGTGCCATCTTCAAGTGTGACTTTCTTTGTTGCCATGGTTTGAAGTTCAAATTTCACATCTATTTCATCCGCATCACTGGCCTCATAGTCCACGCTGAAAATACATTCGGGGAATAATATTTCCATAGTGTCAGTTCCATCCTCACAGAAGTGTATTGTAAGTTTTAATGGTAATTTATAGAGTTTACAGTCACTTGGAGAATCTGCAACCTCCCCATATTCAGCCTTTGCAATCAGATCAAGAGTTTCCTGGACAAGTGTTGATTCAATACTAAGTGTGACCTCTCTTTTCTGTCCTTTTGCCTTTTTTTGAGGCTTACGACTACCCAATCCGATTGTTTTATCAACATTTAAGTTGTTTTTGCCTTCAAAACTGAATTTACTCACAATTCCTGGAGGTGCTGCACTATCTAAGAGTATGGCTATGTCATAGAATGCTATGAGTGTGTCATCAGGGATCATTTTTTGATCTGCAGGTTCCGGAACTTCTAGGATTCTTGTTTCATTCTGGTATTTCCACTCGACAGATCCATCCATGAACTCGTCGCCAACTTCGAGTTTTAGACTATCGCAGAGCATTCCAACAAGTTTTTTCATCACTATGTCAAAGGTACTCCATCCTGTGAAGCTCGGTAGTTCGGTGTTTTCACCTCCCCAGAATTCGTGTATGTTTGTGTTGTTTCCGCCTGCTGTGAAGACATAGTTTCCTAGAAATGCTTTCATATAATGTCCTATCCTCTTGAGGTCACATTTCATATCATAACTGGCTTCAGGTTTCATTACTCCTGCTTTTGCCTTTTTAACACTTCTTGAACCTCCGGAGTAAGTCATTGGTTTAGTGTTTGGTGTGGCTTTGGCTTTGCTTACTTCTTGATGCCAATCAGGCACAGTGTCTGATGCTGTCCCATATGTGGTTTCTTCTTTTAATCCTAATACTCGATTTGCCATGAGTTTTACCTCCTATTTTTTGCATTCCAGCCAACTTATTGGATAAATAAAGTCAAAAATTATTGATGCAACTGGAACTGATTCATTATTTCCCTCAACGTTTACCTCTCCGTCAGGAATCAATTCGTTGAAGTTCACGAATTGAAAGATACGGTTAGGATCGTTTGGGTTTTCCTTTAAAATGTTAAAATGAGTTATTATACATGCACCCACACGGGTTGCAAGGTTTTTAGCTTTTTCTGTTGCGATCTCTGGATCCTTATCATATTCAACACAAACAAACTCAAAAGAGGTTTGTAGATAATTTGTTCTACTTAAATTTGCTTTTGAACCTGGTTGTGGTATTGTAGGATGCTCAACAATCCAAACAAGAGGAGTGTCAACACCAACATCACTCTTAGGTCCTACGATAATGTGTTTAACATCTTCTAATATTCCTCCAGGTTTAACCTCATATTTTATGTAGTTGGGAACTGTTCTTGAAACAGTGTCTAATCCTTTGACTATTCCCTGGGCCATTATTGTTCATCCTCCCTGTGTTTCCATCACAGCTCTTATTGTGAATTCAGGCACTCTTCTCTCTGTTTGTCTTATGCTTTTTTCAACGAATTTCCGGGGTTTCATACCACGGACCCATGGTACTGCAATCATTTTACCCTTGTATTTGAAAGGTCCAAGTAGTCGAGCAGTTTTCGGCCGTATTAACTGGCCACGTGGCCCATATATTCCAGTACCATCATTAACCCATTTTGTGTAGATTGCACTGCTGATGATTTTCTGATTTAATTCTCCACTGAATTGGCCTGCGATTAACCAACTACCTTGCATCTTACCATGATCAACTGGACTGTTTCTTTGAAGATTTCCACGTAATTCCATCACTGATAAATCAACAGTTCGTCTGACAGCTTTTTGAGTCATCTTTGCAGGACTTTTATCTAATTTAACTGTCACTCCCAAATTAGACATTGTATAAGTCAGCTCCGGTAACTGCTGAAAAATCAACATTATCTGATTTGGTGGATTTGTCAACAACAAAAGGATTTAAATCTGCTTTAAGTGAATCATTGAATACATTATCATCACTGATTTTGATAGTCCAATCATTGACTTTTACCAGGGCGGTTTCACGTCTTGCCACAGCCAGGGCAACCATATTAGCCACCAATCTTAAACAAACATTACTCACAGCTCCAGGGACATTATCTGTCCAGGAAGTGTGACAATAACTGTCAATTAGACTTTCAGCTTGTGAAATCCATTTAGTGAGTAAAGTGTTAAGGCCTTCATTGTCATCTCCATCCAGTTTTAGCTTCTTAGGGGTAACACCGGTTAATCCTATTACTTCCTCAGTGGTACAATATGTCATGTTGAATCACTATCCTGTCAAAAAAAAGAGAAGATGTGCTACTTAACAATTTATACTGGTTTTGTCTGGTCTGAGAGTGCAACCACATTCACAGCAGGGTTCTCATAGCCCTGGTCAGTTTCCTGGGTTAAGACATAATCAGTTCTGCGCAGTTTTGGGATCCTGTCAGGCTCAATGGTAACGTTGTAAAATATACCAAATGCAAGGTTCCTAATGTCTTGTAACATAGAAACATTACCATACCCATTCGTAGTGTCTAATATTTCACTGTCATTCAAGACTGATGCTTCACGAACAGGCACGCCTTTGTATGGTCTTGCTACGTTGTTGCTGATTGCATCGTCACCTGCAACAGTGGGTCTTTCACCAACTTCATCAATGTAAGTATCAAACTGATCGCTGTTCAGGTAAAATCTGAGATTTGAACGGTTTTTCAGGTAATTCCGTGGATATGATTTTAACATCACTTTCATCATGTCGGTGACTTTTCCTGCTTTGTCAAATGCTTTACCTGTTCCGGTTCCGTAGATTTTATTGGCTGATTTTTTAATCCAACCATCCTGGCTTTTGAGTAAACTACCTGTAGTGTATTTATCTTTGTCCCCACCTACTGCCAGAGACTCCCAGTCTTCACCCGCCTGCTGACCCATCATTGAAACAAGAGTAGTATTAAAAGAAGTACCTTCTACATTTCTTCGCAGTGATTTATCAGTTATTCCTACTGTGGCAATGAATTCTTCAGCTTTTAACTGTTCCTGTGCAAAGTCAGGAGTCTTGGTGGTTCCTTCTATATTTTCAACTGCTTTTTCAAGTATTCTACCACTGAATCCTACCCTGTCAATATTCTGGACCTGGGCAGTCATTTTAATGAGTCGGGCCTCGGAGAGTATTGTTTTGTCACGAGTAGCAGCAAGAACATATTTGTTGTAATATGCAGGCTGCAATATGCTTGCACCAAGCTTATCTGTTGTTGTTATATCTTTAAATGCAGCTGAAAGCTGATTTAACATGTTTGTATTATCCGCTGTCATTTTATTTACCTCCAAATTTTCTACATTTTGCAGCCGTAAAGGTCACGGCCTAATTCTTCTTCAAAAGATTTAACCGCAGGAGTGGGGTTTTTTTCTCCATTAGGTTTTAGAGATTTAGATGCTCCTTTACTTTCAGGAGTTTCCTCTTCCTCTTCTTTTGATTTTTTACTTGCACTGGTGAGTTTGGTTCCGCAGCTGCTACAATATTTATCATCTGCTTTAACTACCGCACCACAGTTAGAACATTTTGTTGGACCTCCTCCTGAGGAAGATTGTTTCTGGGCTTTCATAGCTTTGTCAACAGCCTTGTCAACAATTTCTTCAATGTCTGATTTTTCAACATATTCCTTAGTTTCATTTTCTTTTTCTTTAGTCACATTAACGCCTCCATTTTCTGATTTTGGGTTTATAAAATTTGTTAAAAGATTTATAGCTTCTTGAATCTTATTTTTAGATTGTTTTGAAATCACTCTACCCTCTTTACCTACAAAATTGGGATTGCTTTTAGTACTGCATGAATTATCCACACAAGGGTTTTTTGTCAAAGTCAATGTGAAAGCAACAGGATTATTAATATCCTTGATTAAAACTCGGCTTTTCAGGGATGCCATAACCTTATCAGCATCTTCTTTTGATAAAACTGAAACTGAATAAGCTATTTCACCTTTTAATGCTGCTTCCATCATTTCAGGGTCAGTTATTTTACTCTTTACCACCCAGGTTCCTGCAGGATATTCACGTTCTT